AAGGAGCTACCCTGCCTATGCCTGCTCTTTTGGCTCTATTCTTCTATCGCATCATTCTGGTTTCTATAACCACCATTCCCCCGTAATCGGGCCAATTTCCTTGTCCTGACATTTGACAGTGAAGGTCAGCGGACTGTCGCTGAAGATATGCACGGCAATCCACATACTCATTTCAATCACGCTATCCCCATCCACCCAGCGCCACGGCGGAAGATTGTCTGGGTCGGTATGAACGGGATGGTCCAGGTCGTAATCCGCCAAGGGATAGCTGCGCGCGAACGGCTCCTGCATCTGGAGCCACTCGTTGAACTTCTCCTCCTTTTTCTTGAGGTTGCCGGAGACGCCGGCCAGACGGCCCTGAATATTCAGTCTCGGCTCGACAAAATCGAGGCCGTTGCTCATCGTAATCGCAATCCCATCGTCAAGATTTATCGCTCGAATCGGAGGCATTTGACCCCTTTCTGCGGATAATCCCTGCAAATCTGTGGTCGCGTCTCGTAGATTGTGCATTCATTGCGGGCTGGTATGAGAAACGGGCATGGTCCGCCTTGAACGGCCTTATCTATGACCCAGGGATGCCTTTTTTCAATCATATATCGCCTCGTTCTTTTGTTCCGTACTCTCTGGAATGGAACCGCCTTTTGCCGCAGTTTGCGTTCACGAGTCATATCCGCCAACGTCAAAGTGATTCCGAAAGCGTAACAGCATTTCCCGCATCGTTCACATTTCATTTCATGGATACTGTCGCCCTGTAGTCAACTCTATGTGCTTGCAGAATATTCGCGTATCACAGAGAAACGGATATTTTTTGCGGCCTATTTTCGGCCAGCCAGCCCGCTGCAGCACTTTTTCCTTAATAACCCGGGCGCACCAGACAAGGTCGCTCGTTCCCGTACCGGAAGCATGACTGTGTGTAATCGGGTCGTAATAGATTTTTGCCGGCGTCTCGAATATCTTCCGCGTCTTGCGCTTTCCGAGCGTCTCGTATTCCTCGCTCTCGTGCCACATCAGCTTGATTATTTTGCTGTGTATCAAAAGAAATCCTGTCGGCACACCATCGGCCCAGACTTTGTCACCAATCTGAAAATTCAGATACGGACCGTTGCCCTGTCCTCGGTACAGAATCGGTTCGGAATAGCTTCCCTTGATGAAATATAATCCCGAGACAACCGGAATTTCCTCAGATAACAAATACTTATTGAGCTGCAGGAACGCATCTGGCGGCGCGACAACATCATCTTCCCACAAGAGCAGCCATTCAAAATTCTTCTTGAGACAATCCTCGCAGCCAAGATTTTGCGCATCCGCCACCAGATAATTCATCGGCACCGTATAGCCCATGCCGAGCGAAGCCCCGGAAGCGGACCAGTTGCACGGTGTCGGCTGTGAATACCGCGCCATGGCCCATTCCATTCGGACGATCCCCAGCGTCGGCGTGACAATCAAAAGACGATTGCGCGGATTGCCCTCTTTAGGACTCTTGATTATCGTTGTTTGTTCTGCGTTGTTCTTCATAGCGGCCCTTATGTACGCACGATGTCTGATGTTCCCGAAAAGAGGTTTTGCCAACTCCTGTTAGACCACAATCACGGCACTGCCAGTTAGCATAATCAACAAGTCCGACATTCGCCGCATCACCGACTTTGGTGCTGTCCCCTGTCATTTGTTCACTCCTTTGTTTTGCTTCTTTTTTGGCATCTTCACTTCATCGGCGCGCTTGCGTTCGACAAGTTGTACCGCCCCGTATTGTGTTGGTTTATCAGGCAGCTTATGCGGCCGACCATTTGGATGCTTGCGGGGTTCGAGAGCAATCTCAAGGCATCCCGCAAGATTCGCGTACCATTGAATAATCTTCCAGGGCAATGGCTTTTTGTAACTACACGAATGCCACAACTGATATTCAGGGTCGAAGAATTGAAAAGTCGCCTCATTCGGACACATATAATGCGCCGGGTGCGCTGCTTCGAGTGGGCTGCCTGCGTATGGACACGCGATCAGCAATTGTCCATCATGCCTGCAAATCCGCCAACACTCGTCCATCAGTTGAAAACGATACTTCGGCTCGATATGCTCCCAGATATGACTCATCAGAATGAAAGTGCAAATATCCTTCGGCACTGGCCACGGGAACTTCTGGATATCGTGGACGATATCGACATTAGGATGCTTGACTATATCGATCCCAACACATCCCTTCTGCTTGAAGATACCGCAGCCGACGTCGAGCTTAATGCCCTTGGCATCCTCAAAGATTTGCCTTCTGCTCTTTGGCATAATGGCTCCTTTTGAATATCAGGATGTCGAGTAGCGCAACTCGTATGTGCAGTTAACGTCCTGGTCCGTCGTGATTGCGCTTGAAGCAAAGCTCTTTGCAGCAATCACGGTATCAGTCGATACGGCCTTGACGCCAATTTCCTGCAGCGTGGCCGCACCCCGCGTGCCGTCAAAACTGACCGTTGCACGCGCTGTCAGACTATCGCTCACCGTAGATTGGGCGAACGCGCTCCAGTAGGATTCCAGAGAGTTCTGCAAATTCGTTCCGTCAGAAGCCACGCCCGTACCTGAACCAAGTAGAATGCCGGAACATTGGATGCTGTTGGCGCACTTGAATGGCAGGGCGACAATACAGCTCTCCAGCCCATAATTAGTGATTTGATTCTCAAGATAGCCCGAATCGCCCATGATTTTCTTCGTGGCCTTATCGACGATTTGAAGCCGGAAGAAGCCCTTGACGCCGAGCGATTCGATGTTTGTCTTTCTTGACATGATGTTTCTCCTTCGTTGTTTGTTTATCTGTTATACTATCGAAAGCGTTACGGATTCCGTAACAGCTATGCTTTCAAACTGGTCGATGTCCTCATTGCCGGTGTCCACCGTGTATCCTATGGCGGCGATGGCGACCGTCCCGGCACCCGACGCATCGAATGTCAAGCTCTTGGCCGCTATCAGCTCATAGGCGTCATCTGGGCCAAAATCAAGCAAGTAAGTCCCAGCGGCACCCCCCAAAGGTCCTATCTTGTCGCCGCCAACTGCGCCGTTCGCTTCGCCAGAGCCTATAGTGACCGTGATGGCCGCTCCGATGCCGACGACGAGCCGCTCGACGACCAGCTTATTGCCGCTACCCGGCGATGCTTTTATCTCTTCGCAAGCCGAAGCATCCGCGCTTGAGGCGTTGACGGCCCAGCGGGTGACTGACCTGCTGACAACTTTCTGATGCGGCGCGGTTAGCCTGATTGCGTTCGTTGAGACTGCCATCGTTAATCCTCCTTTTTCCGCTTGGACTTGGGACGCGGCTTCGATACGGCTTGCGGCGTCACGACAGCCTGCTCGGCATCAAGCTCCGCCGTCTGCGTCTCGACTGCAGGTTTCTTAGGCGGCTTGTAATCGACTGCGTAGCCCTTCGCCTTGACCCGTTCGGCCTTCTCGCTGTCCATCGTGATGATATCGCCAGTGTCCCAGTCAGACCACTTTTTGATGAGCTGGATCGTCTTCGGCTTGTTGATGGGCGGATGTCTCAAAGTATATGTTCCCATAATGATTCTCCTTTTCTATTTCCATATATTCTGCGGTTTACCCTGGTCGTGAAAATCGGCCGGTACTTGGTAGATGGGTTGCATGTCTTCGTTCGGCCATCGGACCATCAGCTCCATATGTCCGACAGTGACCCGGTTGGCAAGTAGGGCTCTCTTGCCCGACTTTTCAAGCTGTCTCCAAAACCAGATATCGGCATCCACGCGACCGCTACCCCATTGGTTGTCGCCGTTCGGCTGATCCCAGAACCAGGGATGCGGAACATCGAGCAGGTCTTTCGCTCTTAGAGCTGTCAGGCCGAAATGGCCCGTAGCGATTACCGTCGTGTCGGACTTTTGCAATTCTGTCAGCGGTACGCCCTTGCGCGGCTGGCCGGTCAAGGTCTTCAGACTCATCAGCATCGGCATATTCGCCCGCCCGCGCTGCACGGGTACGATGGCTGTAGCCTCCTTGTGTTCGTGGATGATGCGAAGAATCGCTTCAACATCGCTTCGCTTGAACGCGGTGTCGTAATCGACCGTCAGGATAATATCGAAGCCATCGTCAATGAGCTTCTGGATGCCTCGTTCAAGGCACTGACCCCAGAACGCCCCCTGCACGCGGATGATAGGTATGTTCAGCGCTACGAGCGCTTCATCTGCGCACATCGAATTATCCTGAAACCCGAGTCTCGGCACAGACATTACGGCAGCGACGTTCATTTTCTGCAATGGTATCTGCTTGGCGACTTCCGGCGGATGATTCGCAGGGCAGATGGAGGGGTCCTTCGTACCGGATGCGAAGCCTCTACAATCGGTCAATTCCTTCGGTTCTTCGGTCAATGGCCAGCATTCGATGTCCTTGAATCCGACCGTTTCCATCATTGCGCCGAGACATTGCAACGTCGGTGCCCACCAGTTGCCGGAATTGTTGCCATATTGATTGGTTGGGTAGAACTCCATGACCATATCGTTGCGGTCATACCCTTGGCCGATACCACCGCGATAGGGGGAATATTCATCCAGTGATGCCGTCTCGACGTAGAGGGCACCCTTGCATAATCGAGATATACCTTCCAACGCCATCAACGGATGTTTGAGGTGGTAAATTGTTCCGAAGAAGAAGATGATATCGAATTTGCCGAGACCGATCACATCATAGATAGAAGTTGTGAGTTGATGGACTGTTTGGTTTTTTCCATTCTGCCATATTTTCGATACGTCACTTCCACCAGCGTATAATTTATTAAATCCGAATGCCTCCCTGCAGATGTCGAATGTCTTCCAGCCATTGCGTTTAACCCTATCTGGCGCGCCGCACGTATCCGAAAAGTCATCGATAGCAACAACTTCCTTGGCGCCTCGTTTCAGCGCTTCCCACGTCCAGTAGCCATCCCAGGCACCGATATCGAGGACTCTCATGCCGCTAAGGTTCTCGGGCACGCAGTAGCGGGCTGGGTCTATCGGTGCCCAGCCGGGCGTGACGATGCCAGCCGGCAGCTCAATACGGTGATACCAATATGGTTCTGCGTTGATTCTTTCCTGTAAATCCATAATATCTCCAGTTCATCAATGCGCTCATCCGTCCGGCGCCCGGGAGCAACCGGACGGATGAACTGGATTCAACAAACAAATTGTCATGCACGGACGATCAACCGTGCCCCATCGGCGCCCGTGGCCGCCGTGCTATCCACCGGATCGAGGTCGCTCCGCATCAAATTGGCCTGGCAACCGACACCTACGGTCTGTTTCTCCGGGGCGAAGTTAATGCCGACGTAGCGCTTGCGTCCGTGAAGATCGATATTGAACTGATAGATGTTCTTCTTCGATGAACTTAGCGCGGGCAGGACAAAACCTGCCGATGTGCTGGTTGCGGCGGCACCGACGCAGGCAGTAATGGCATCGCCATCCGTGTAAGCGGTCATGGAGCTATCCGACTCGCAGCACCGTAGTGTGCTAACGGCCGTCGAGGCGGCATCCCCCGTGCCGGCCTCCAAATTTATGATGAGGTAGTTGTAACCCTTCGTATCCACCTGGCCAAAGACCGTGCCGGCGGAGGCCATAGTCAAACCCTCAAACATTGGAATTGTTTTACATCTCGGAACCATTGTATAGTCTCCAAAAAAGGTCCATATTTTTCTTTTATTTGGTCACGTCACGACTATGTTCCACCCAGCAATCCGATGATGGGACCAGCATCAGAAGACGTTGCGCCCGTTATCGTGTGATGATTGATGGTGAAGCGCTCGGTCATGAGGATGCCGACTTGGTCGAATTCGGCGTAGCGCTCTTCGAGCCGCTTGACCGTAATGCCGCGCCGCACGCCCATCTTGGAACTCTGTACGAGGTTGCCGAACATCAGCATAATCTTGTTGTTCAGGGCCGCACTCGTGTCATCGGTCGGCATGGCGGGCCATTCTTCGATGGGATAGCCCATGTATTGCGGCCGATAGGGACCGTCGATGGTCTCGCGCATTGTGACACCGCCCTTGGCGCTCATCAGCCGGTCGAAGACCGCGACCTTCGCTAAGGGTGAGCAGTGCCAGAGCGCCCCTCGCCTTGCGTACTTCGGCAAGTTGGCCATCACCCGCATGAGAATCGTATCAGTGACTTCGGACCATTCATCGCAACCACTCGACGCATCGTAGTAGCTACCAGTATGGCTACCGTCAATCATCAGCACGCGAACGCCGACGATACCGTGGTACGTGCTCGTTCCATCGCCGTCGATACACGCTTCATCTTCACTTGTTGCGAATGCCAGCGCGCCATCATTCGCGATGTCGTCTGCAAGATTGATTATGGTATCCTCACTCAGCTCCGAGCTGATTCTGACCAGTACGCCCCATTTCTTTGCGGTCAGCTCGACGTTGCCCCAGCCCTGGTCGGATGCGGTAATCTCTGTATTTTCACCAACCGGATAGGCGGTCAAGCCGGAATTCTTCCTCGGCTCGTTCGTGTGGTCGGTCGCCATCTGCTTGATGCGCAGATTGCGCCGGGCATTGCCATATTCTTCGCGCAGATCGATAATGCTCTGCTCGAACTCATCAGGCACCGTGAAGCCGCCGGCGGTATTGATACCTTCACTCATGGCGCGGGCGTCAATGTCGGTGTCAATACGTATCTCGACGCCGTGCTCTCGGCACCACTGCCGCGATGGCGCATGGTTGAAAATGGTCGCCGCCAGGAACCGTCCGCTGCGGTAGGCGTTGATTCTGGCTTTCTCGCCTTTGAATGCGCGCAGAGTTCCAGGCGTGTGCAATTTAGGCCCGGGAACCTCAATTCGCTCGCCGGTTGCCGTGATTTCAGGCTTCGTCTTGGGTTCTTCCGGTGCTTCAAGCCGGCCCTCAAGCGATTCAAGCTCTTCTTGCCGGTCGGCCTGTTGCTCGTATTGCCGGGCTTTGGCGACATGGAGCTGCATATCCGAGGCTTCATCCTCGGTCAACATACGCCCCTCGGCATCGGCACGGTCCTGAATATCTCGCGCAAGTTGGGCCTCTTCTTTGGCCTTTTCTCTCAATTCTGTGACTTTCATAGGTGTAATCTCCATTGTTGCGCAAAAAAGAAGGGGCGCACTGATTCGTTCAGCGCGCCCCCGTAATAGGCTGCGATGATTACGGCATCTCAGCGGGCATGACTCCGCCTATTGCCCATCTTTTTTGCTCGTCTTAAATACAGTACCTTTCATACACGTTTATGATTCGCCGGGATCTTGGCCCGACTCTTCTGTAAGCTGCTCATCGGGCAGCGTATTTCTCTCGATGATGCGCCCTGCCTGGTCATACAGGAACTTGACCTTGCTCTTACTCGCAATTGGCATAGCTTCATTCTTTTCTTCCGAAGTATCGCCTTCATCAAGTGCTGGATCTTCAATCTTATCGAATGAGCGGGCTGCGACCGTCGTATCCAGGTAGGCCGGATAAGTCACCGGACCGACATCTAAGAGCTTGCCGACCTTGACAATAGTCCGTTCGGGAAGTCGGTCTTTCTCATCTGGAAATTGCTTCCAATGATCCTCCGCAACTTGAAACGCAAAACTGCATCCAGTCAAATCTCCGCGCCGAACCTCTTCGAGCGTATCCTTGCCTGTCGTTGTGTCAGGCATTTCGTTCTCAAATCGCAACCCAACCGTATTTGTGTTCAGTTTTAGCGTGCCGCTGCTCGTTCGGCCCAAGAGCAAATTGACATCGTGATTTTTCAGACATCGGACATCGTCTGTTTCCAGGACTTCATCGAAGGCGCCAGGACGTATTTTTTCCTTGAACCAACCCAGGTCCGTCATAATATTGAACTTGGCTGCATAGCCGATGATTTTCGGAGTCTCGCCATCGTCCTGGCGCATCTCGACCTTCTCCAAATACTCCCGGCGCTCTATGTTATCCTTTTCAGTTTGTGCTGCGCTGTCCTTAGCCGCCTCAAAGGAACCATCATGGTCCTTACAATGGCTGCGTGCACTTGATGCACTCCATACACCCTTGTTATAGCGATATGCTTGCTCGGTCATGGTCGTCTCACCTTTGAGCTTGCCCATGATGACACCATATTCCTTGCCATCGTGTTTACGGCTCGTCCGGCGAAATGAGCCTTTCTTGAACTGGCCCGGATCGCGCAATCTACATGCGTGTTCATTCTCATAGGGTCTTGTTTCATTCGGCATTGTCGCCTCCTATCTGCTCCATGAGCCTGTCTGTCAGTCGGTCGCCGTCGCTAAGACTCAGGACTCGGCGTTCATTAATTTCCTCATTCAGCAATTCTACGAGCCGTTCCTGGACCATTTGCGTATCCACACCGTTTAATAGTGCATAGGAATTCGCCGGGTCGAATAGGATCGTCGCTGCGCGATTGCGCGCATCTTGGTAAAAACCGTTTTTCTTTCGATTCTTAGCCTTGATAATCTGGGTCAATATCCGATTGAAGGCTATGAGAATCATATCCCGATGTGCCAAGCGCGAACGCGCGTCGAATTTTTCGCGCGGCGGCGGTGATGGCGTGCCGGCCGGTTTCATGTTCAGTGGTTCGAGGTAGATGTCACCCTCCGGTCCGATGGGATTCATGTTCTCAAGACGCCGGATGTCATTCACCGACAGGAAACCGGCGTTGCGCCCGACGTTATACGCCTCATATCGGGATTTCGTGTTGCCTCTGAGAAGGCCATCCACAAGAATCTCACAGAATAGATTCTCGCGCTCACTTGGCAGAAATAATTTATAATTGCATTCCTGCTCCCACTTTCTGAACCAATAGAGCATCGTCTGAGTGACAAAATCGATGTTCAATTCTTCAATATTTGAGAAGGTTGCCCGTTCGAGACTCCCTATCTTGTGCGGCGGGATATTGAAGATGCGTGAACAATCATCGACCGTGTACTTTTGCACTTCAAGTGCCTGCGCCTGCTCCGGATCGACGCCCATCTTGTTCCACTTCATGCCTTCTTCGAGAATGGCGATGCGATGTGACTGTTCCAAACCCTTATGCGTCGCTTCCCAGCTCTTGACCAATCGATCGGCGGCCTCCTTGCTGAGATTTTCCGGATGCTCCAACACGCCGCCCGGTGCTGCGCCGTGCCCGAAAAATCTCGCCGCATATTCCTTGACTGCCTGACCGTAGCCGATGGCCTCCTTGTGATAGTCCACGACGTTATAGCCGGTATAGCCATCGAAACCCAGACCCTTGACGTGTAGCACGTTATAATCGGGCAGGATTACCGAGCCACCTTCCTTGAGTCTCACTTCATAATAGAGCCGTCCATCCTTGTCGGCCTTTCGTTGCGTTCGGTTCGGAAGCAGAGGCCAGAGAGCAACCGGCCGCCCGGCACCATCGCGTTGTATCTCCGCATAGCCGTTACCATAGGTTAGTACGTGAGCCTGCCGCGTCTCCAGAAAGGTTATCGCATCGATATAGTCGTTCGGTCGGCCGTGGAGCAACTGATAGACCCGATGGTCAAGCATCCGCTCCTTGGCATCGCCTGTTCTGCGATAGACTAAGAACGGCAATGCGGCTACGGTCTGGGAGATAACCCGAACGGATGCCCAGAATGGCGTATATCGCATCGCACTCGTTGCCGTGACTGTGAGGCCGGACGATGTTTCCTGACCGCCATGAAACCAGTCTATCAACCATTGCGCAGGATTGGTAACACCAGAACGCTTGGTGTAGCCGAACCGTTTTAACATGGATGATACAACTCTCATTTCAAAGCCTCACGCCTCTGCATCTTCAATTTTCTCTCCCAGAACCCTAAGTCCTCGGCTTTCGTATACTGAGACTTTCGGCTGCGCTGCCACGAGTGCGCGGCCCAAAGCCATAATCAGCATCACAATTCCATCTATCTTCTCGGAGCTTCGCTTCTTAGATGGCTTGATATTGCCAGCGGCATCCGTTTCCACTGCCACATTCGACGCCATCCATCGCAGAACGGGATGTCCACCGTGCGCTAGTTCGTGAGCGAGAAGCAGTTTCTCAAGCTCCTTGGTCGGCGCGGACATTGAGGCGAAGCCCTGTCCGAACGCCACAAAGAATTCATCCGACATGCCATCGAAAATAAACTGCTGGCGAAGCGCCTCGAAGTTCCAGCGGTCGAATGCAGCCTCCCGAACATCGAAATCCTGGCGATCCTGCTCAAATTTTGCCTTGATAACGGCGTAATCGACGACATTTCCCGGCGTAAGCGTGATATATCCCTCTTTTGCCCATGCGAAGTATGGCACTTTATCCCGCCGTTCACGCTTGATGGCGTTATCTTTTGGAATGAACAGGCGCGGCAGCAATTGCCAAGCCGAACCGTTCTCGGGCGGGAACAACAGCCCATATCCTGCGACATCGGTATTGCTCGACAAATCGAATCCCGCATAGCACGGCTTGCCTTTGAGTGAATTTTCAGCAATTGGCATATTGCAGCCATCCCAGACGTCCAGAGTCAGCCAGCGGACATCCTGCTCAGTACGTATATTCAAATGGAGCCGCTTGAAGGTATTCTCATAGGCAGTAATCTCTTGCGCCCGCTTGCATTCCTCTCGTAGATAATCCAGTGAGACGCTCACACCCAGATTCGGATTGGCCTTGCGCCAGACCTTCTCGCTCTTCCAGTCATCCTCCGGCTCGGCTTCGTAGATCGCCGGCAGATACGATGGGTCTTTAATCACGCCATCGCGCACCTTGCAGGCATAGTCGTATTCCTCATTGCAGATAGATGGTCTATCGAAGTCTGCCGTGGTGAAAAAGAGCATCAACGGCTGCGCCCGGTTAGCACTGGCCATAGCCGTAATCATAGTGTCTATCAGCTTGCGATCCGGCTGGGCGTGCAGTTCATCCACTATGCCCAAATGCTGATTATCGCCATGTGCCACCTTATCATCGGCCGGGATCACCTTGGCTACCGAATTGTCCGGCTTGGTAATGGTCCGCGTCGCACTGTAGATATGACAGCGCGATTTCATCTCCGGTTCGGCAAGTATCATGCCCGATATGTGCCGATACATCTTGCTGGCCTGGTCCCGCGAAGCTGCTGCGATATTGTTTATCTGGCCGGCCTCGTCATCGAGAAAATACACCGCGTTATGAATCGCCGCCCCGAGTGGAGTCTTGCCATTTTTTCGACCGACATAGACAAATGCCTTGCGGTATCGCCGGACTGTCCGGCCCAGGAAATCCGACTTGTACCAGCCGAACAGATTCGCCACGATGGCCCGCTCCCAGCGTTCCATGATGAACGGCTGGCCTGCAAGCGCGCCCTCGATGTGCGTGCAGCATGTCTCGATGAAATCGATGTAATACTCCGCCGTATCCGTCTCGAACCATGCCCCGCCCAAGTTAAGAAACGGGTCATAAGCCGGCAAGCTGCATAACAGCCTGCGCCATGATGCAGCAGTATTGGGTTTCGTGGCCGTCAGCACGTCTTAATCCTCTCCGACTACGATAATGTCATAAGTCAGCGAACTGGTTCCCGTGCCATCATGCTCAAGTTTCAGGTCGCTATTCGTGGTAATGTCAATGCCGGTCGCATCCGGAGCAGTACAGAAGAATTCGCCGCCTGGCCGCAACTTGAGTATGTCCGTATCGTCAGCGAACAGACCAAAAACCGTCGCCACAGCACCGCCCACGAGCAGGCTCGCTTCTGTCGAGTTATTCTTGATGTAGACCGCCCGCACGATATCAATAGTTACGGCAGTGCCGAGCGAATCTGTCAGGCTTCCATCCTGAAAATCGAGCGTCTCGCTCGCGGCATCTGCCAATGTTCGGTTGTCGTCGAACACGATCTCCGCCTTGTTCGCACCCGTACCATTTGTGTAGGTCTTGCCCCTTGACAGTGCGATTGTGTGGGTTACGGTTCCCAGGTCCTTTGTGGCCGTGTACGTCAGATTCAAATTCAAGTCCATTTTTGCCGTCAGTGCCATGATTTCTCCTTTGCGCATTAAAAAACGGGCGTTCAAGCAATCTGGCCGGATTTCTCCAGCCCTGAATCACTCGAACGCCCGTCGTCGGGTAGCTCGAATTCGCTATTTGATTATATCAAGCGCCTGTTGTCAGGTAGCTATTGTTCTATGCCCGGTAGACTTTCTCGCAATTCTCCTGTCGTATCTCAACGATATGTCCCCCATGAACGATTACCGTACATCGCATTGTGCCATAGCCTATTGTCATCGCTTCGGCCTTCAATTTCGCCCAAATATTGTCGGCTTCATCCGATTTTGTCAAGTCTTTTTTTTGCTGTTTGTGAAAATTGTTTGCATTCATTTTTTGAAGAATTTCGCCTTCGTTTGGTCGGGTTTCCCAGCATCGACTTTACCTAATCCTGTTCGACTTGATGCACTCATGCCAAATTCCGATGCCATTTGTCGTAACCATTTCTGCGCTGCGTTCAATTCAGTAACAGCCGGATGTTTATAAATACGGCCATTTTTTGCCTTAATATATTCCGTTTTGAGACGAGCAACATACTTGCTGATTTTCAGATAACGAGCATGAGCTTCGCAATATAATGCCAACATTTCCCTGTCAATTTTTGCCAAAATCCCCATTTCTTGTAATATCGGGACTATGCGAATCCATTCTTTTTTTGCTTCAGCTTTGAGCCAAATCGGACATGCTGGACGACCTGGAGTTACAATAATATCGTTGCGTTTTTTCGCACGCCATGAACCGCGGAGCTTTAGCACTCGTGTTGGTGTGGGTCTTGGTCCTGGTTTGCTCATGTTTTCATTCCTAACCTGTGAAAAAAAACGCTGCGT